GCGCCAGTCCTTAGAGAGACTGAGCCGCCCGGGTACCCGTGTGTCCAATAAAACCTCTTGCTGATTGCATCCGGAGCCGTGGTCTCGTTGTTCCTTGGGAGGGTTTCTCCTAACTATTGACCGCCCACTTCGGGGGTCTCACATTTGGGGGCTCGTCCGGGATCGGAAACCCCACCCAGGGACCACCGACCCACCAACGGGAGGTAAGCTGGCCAGCGACCGTTGTGTGTCTCGCTTCTGTGTCTAAGTCCGTAATTCTGACTGTCCTTGTGTGTCTCGCTTCTGTGTCTGAGACCGTAACTCTGACTGCCCTTGTAAGTGCGCGCATTTTTTTGGTTTCAGTCTGTTCCGGGTGAATCACTCTGCGAGTGACGTGTGAGTAGCGAACAGACGTGTTCGGGGCTCACCGCCTGGTAATCCAGGGAGACGTCCCAGGATCAGGGGAGGACCAGGGACGCCTGGTGGACCCCTCGGTAACGGGTCGTTGTGACCCGATTTCATCGCCCGTCTGGTAAGACGCGCTCTGAATCTGATTCTCTCTCTCGGTCGCCTCGCCGCCGTCTCTGGTTTCTTTTTGTTTCGTTTCTGGAAAGCCTCTGTGTCACAGTCTTTCTCTCCCAAATCATCAATATGGGACAAGATAATTCTACCCCTATCTCCCTCACTCTAAATCACTGGAGAGATGTGAGAACAAGGGCTCACAATCTATCCGTGGAAATCAAAAAGGGAAAATGGCAGACTTTCTGTTCCTCCGAGTGGCCCACATTCGGCGTGGGGTGGCCACCGGAGGGAACTTTTAATCTCTCTGTCATTTTTGCAGTTAAAAAGATTGTCTTTCAGGAGAACGGGGGACATCCGGACCAAGTTCCATATATCGTGGTATGGCAGGACCTCGCCCAGAATCCCCCACCATGGGTGCCAGCCTCCGCCAAGGTCGCTGTTGTCTCTGATACCCGAAGACCAGTTGCGGGGAGGCCATCAGCTCCTCCCCGACCCCCCATCTACCCGGCAACAGACGACTTACTCCTCCTCTCTGAACCCACGCCCCCGCCCTATCCGGCGGCACTGCCACCCCCTCTGGCCCCTCAGGCGATCGGACCGCCGTCAGGCCAGATGCCCGATAGTAGCGATCCTGAGGGGCCAGCCGCTGGGACCAGGAGTCGCCGTGCCCGCAGTCCAGCAGACAACTCGGGTCCTGACTCCACTGTGATTTTGCCCCTCCGAGCCATAGGACCCCCGGCCGAGCCCAATGGCCTGGTCCCTCTACAATATTGGCCTTTTTCCTCAGCAGATCTTTATAATTGGAAATCTAATCATCCCTCTTTTTCTGAAAACCCAGCAGGTCTCACGGGGCTCCTTGAGTCTCTTATGTTCTCCCATCAGCCCACTTGGGACGATTGCCAACAGCTCCTACAGATTCTTTTCACCACTGAGGAACGGGAAAGAATTCTCCTGGAGGCCCGCAAAAATGTCCTTGGGGACAATGGGGCCCCTACACAGCTCGAGAACCTCATTAATGAGGCCTTCCCCCTCAATCGACCTCACTGGGATTACAACACAGCCGCAGGTAGGGAGCGTCTTCTGGTCTACCGCCGGACTCTAGTGGCAGGTCTCAAAGGGGCAGCTCGGCGTCCTACCAATTTGGCTAAGGTAAGAGAGGTCTTGCAGGGACCGGCAGAACCCCCTTCGGTTTTCTTAGAACGCCTGATGGAGGCCTATAGGAGATACACTCCGTTTGATCCCTCTTCTGAGGGACAACAGGCTGCGGTCGCCATGGCCTTTATCGGACAGTCAGCCCCAGATATCAAGAAAAAGTTACAGAGGCTAGAGGGGCTCCAGGACTATTCCTTACAAGATTTAGTAAAAGAGGCAGAAAAGGTGTACCATAAGAGAGAGACAGAAGAAGAAAGACAAGAAAGAGAAAAAAAGGAGGCAGAAGAAAAGGAGAGGCGGCGCGATAGGCCGAAGAAAAAAAACTTGACTAAAATTCTGGCCGCAGTAGTAAGTAGAGAAGGGTCCACAGGTAGGCAGACAGGGAACCTGAGCAACCAGGCAAAGAAGACACCTAGGGATGGAAGACCTCCACTAGACAAAGACCAGTGCGCATACTGTAAAGAGAAGGGCCATTGGGCAAGAGAATGTCCCCGAAAAAAACACGTCAGAGAAGCCAAGGTTCTAGCCCTAGATAACTAGGGGAGTCAGGGTTCGGACCCCCTCCCCGAACCTAGGGTAACACTGACTGTGGAGGGGACCCCCATTGAGTTCCTGGTCGACACCGGAGCTGAACATTCAGTATTGACCCAACCCATGGGAAAAGTAGGGTCCAGACGGACGGTCGTGGAAGGAGCGACAGGCAGCAAGGTCTACCCCTGGACCACAAAAAGACTTTTAAAAATTGGACATAAACAAGTGACCCACTCCTTCCTGGTCATACCCGAGTGCCCTGCTCCTCTGTTGGGCAGGGACCTCCTAACCAAACTAAAGGCCCAGATCCAGTTTTCCGCTGAGGGCCCACAGGTAACATGGGGAGAACGCCCTACTATGTGCCTGGTCCTAAACCTGGAAGAAGAATACCGACTACATGAAAAGCCAGTACCCTCCTCTATCGACCCATCCTGGCTCCAGCTTTTCCCCACTGTATGGGCAGAAAGAGCCGGCATGGGACTAGCCAATCAAGTCCCACCAGTGGTAGTAGAGCTAAGATCAGGTGCCTCACCAGTGGCTGTTCGACAATATCCAATGAGCAAAGAAGCTCGGGAAGGTATCAGACCCCACATCCAGAAGTTCCTAGACCTAGGGGTCTTGGTGCCCTGTCGGTCGCCCTGGAATACCCCTCTGCTACCTGTAAAAAAGCCAGGGACCAATGACTATCGGCCAGTTCAAGACCTGAGAGAAATTAATAAAAGGGTACAGGATATTCATCCCACAGTCCCAAACCCTTACAATCTTCTGAGTTCCCTTCCGCCTAGCTATACTTGGTACTCAGTCTTAGATCTCAAGGATGCCTTTTTCTGCCTCAGGCTACATCCCAACAGCCAGCCGCTGTTCGCGTTCGAGTGGAAAGACCCAGAAAAAGGTAACACAGGTCAGCTGACCTGGACGCGGCTACCACAAGGGTTCAAGAACTCTCCCACTCTCTTCGACGAGGCCCTCCACCGAGATTTGGCTCCCTTTAGGGCCCTCAACCCCCAGGTGGTGTTACTCCAATATGTGGACGACCTCTTGGTGGCCGCCCCCACATATGAAGACTGCAAAAAAGGAACACAGAAGCTCTTACAGGAGTTAAGTAAGTTGGGGTACCGGGTATCGGCTAAGAAGGCCCAGCTCTGCCAGAGAGAAGTCACCTATCTGGGGTACCTACTCAAGGAAGGAAAAAGATGGCTAACCCCAGCCCGAAAGGCTACTGTTATGAAAATCCCTGTTCCTACGACCCCCAGACAGGTCCGTGAATTTCTAGGCACTGCCGGATTCTGCAGGCTCTGGATCCCTGGGTTTGCTTCCCTGGCTGCACCCTTGTACCCCCTAACAAAAGAGAGCATCCCTTTTATTTGGACTGAGGAACATCAGCAGGCTTTTGACCACATAAAAAAAGCCTTGCTGTCAGCCCCTGCATTGGCCCTCCCAGACCTCACCAAGCCATTCACTCTATATATAGATGAGAGAGCCGGCGTGGCCCGGGGAGTGCTCACTCAGACTTTAGGACCCTGGCGGCGGCCAGTAGCATATCTATCAAAAAAACTGGATCCGGTGGCCAGCGGGTGGCCAACCTGCCTGAAAGCGGTTGCAGCAGTAGCACTCCTTCTCAAAGACGCTGATAAGTTAACCTTGGGACAAAATGTGACTGTGATTGCTTCCCATAGCCTCGAAAGCATCGTGCGGCAACCCCCCGACCGGTGGATGACCAATGCCAGAATGACTCATTACCAGAGCCTGCTGTTAAATGAAAGGGTATCGTTTGCGCCCCCTGCTGTCCTAAACCCAGCTACCCTACTTCCAGTCGAGTCGGAAGCCACCCCAGTGCACAGGTGCTCAGAAATCCTCGCCGAAGAAACTGGAACTCGACGAGACCTAGAAGACCAACCATTGCCCGGGGTGCCAACCTGGTATACAGACGGTAGCAGTTTCATCACGGAAGGTAAACGGAGAGCAGGGGCCCCGATCGTAGATGGCAAGCGGACGGTATGGGCTAGCAGCCTGCCAGAAGGTACGTCAGCCCAGAAGGCTGAACTAGTAGCCTTGACGCAGGCATTACGCCTGGCCGAAGGAAAAAACATCAACATCTACACGGACAGCAGGTATGCTTTTGCCACTGCTCATATTCATGGGGCAATATATAAGCAGAGGGGGCTGCTCACTTCTGCTGGAAAAGATATCAAAAACAAAGAGGAAATTTTGGCCCTGCTAGAGGCCATCCATCTCCCTAGGCGGGTCGCCATTATCCACTGTCCTGGCCACCAGAGGGGAAGTAACCCTGTGGCCACTGGGAACCGGAGGGCCGACGAGGCTGCAAAGCAAGCCGCCCTGTCGACCAGAGTGCTGGCAGGAACTACAAAACCTCAAGAGCCAATCGAGCCCGCTCAAGAAAAGACCAGGCCGAGGGAGCTCACCCCTGACCGGGGAAAAGAATTCATTAAGCGGTTACATCAGTTAACTCACTTAGGACCAGAAAAGCTTCTCCAACTAGTGAACCGTACCAGCCTCCTCATCCCGAACCTCCAATCTGCAGTTCGCGAAGTCACCAGTCAGTGTCAGGCTTGTGCCATGACTAATGCGGTCACCACCTACAGAGAGACCGGAAAAAGGCAACGAGGAGATCGACCCGGCGTGTACTGGGAGGTAGACTTCACAGAAATAAAGCCTGGTCGGTATGGAAACAAGTATCTGTTAGTATTCATAGATACTTTCTCCGGATGGGTAGAAGCTTTTCCTACCAAAACTGAAACGGCCCTAATCGTCTGTAAAAAAATATTAGAAGAAATTCTACCCCGCTTCGGGATCCCTAAGGTACTCGGGTCAGACAATGGCCCGGCCTTTGTTGCTCAGGTAAGTCAGGGACTGGCCACTCAACTGGGGATAAATTGGAAGTTACATTGTGCGTATAGACCCCAGAGCTCAGGTCAGGTAGAAAGAATGAACAGAACAATTAAAGAGACCTTGACCAAATTAGCCTTAGAGACCGGTGGAAAAGACTGGGTGACCCTCCTTCCCTTAGCGCTGCTTAGGGCCAGGAATACCCCTGGCCGGTTTGGTTTAACTCCTTATGAAATTCTCTATGGAGGACCACCCCCCATACTTGAGTCTGGAGAAACTTTGGGTCCCGATGATAGATTTCTCCCTGTCTTATTTACTCACTTAAAGGCTTTAGAAATTGTAAGGACCCAAATCTGGGACCAGATCAAAGAGGTGTATAAGCCTGGTACCGTAACAATCCCTCACCCGTTCCAGGTCGGGGATCAAGTGCTTGTCAGACGCCATCGACCCAGCAGCCTTGAGCCTCGGTGGAAAGGCCCATACCTGGTGTTGCTGACTACCCCGACCGCGGTAAAAGTCGATGGTATTGCTGCCTGGGTCCATGCTTCTCACCTCAAACCTGCACCACCTTCGGCACCAGATGAGTCCTGGGAGCTGGAAAAGACTGATCATCCTCTTAAGCTGCGTATTCGGCGGCGGCGGGACGAGTCTGCAAAATAAGAACCCCCACCAGCCCATGACCCTCACTTGGCAGGTACTGTCCCAAACTGGAGACGTTGTCTGGGATACAAAGGCAGTCCAGCCCCCTTGGACTTGGTGGCCCACACTTAAACCTGATGTATGTGCCTTGGCGGCTAGTCTTGAGTCCTGGGATATCCCGGGAACCGATGTCTCGTCCTCTAAACGAGTCAGACCTCCGGACTCAGACTATACTGCCGCTTATAAGCAAATCACCTGGGGAGCCATAGGGTGCAGCTACCCTCGGGCTAGGACTAGAATGGCAAGCTCTACCTTCTACGTATGTCCCCGGGATGGCCGGACCCTTTCAGAAGCTAGAAGGTGCGGGGGGCTAGAATCCCTATACTGTAAAGAATGGGATTGTGAGACCACGGGGACCGGTTATTGGCTATCTAAATCCTCAAAAGACCTCATAACTGTAAAATGGGACCAAAATAGCGAATGGACTCAAAAATTTCAACAGTGTCACCAGACCGGCTGGTGTAACCCCCTTAAAATAGATTTCACAGACAAAGGAAAATTATCCAAGGACTGGATAACGGGAAAAACCTGGGGATTAAGATTCTATGTGTCTGGACATCCAGGCGTACAGTTCACCATTCGCTTAAAAATCACCAACATGCCAGCTGTGGCAGTAGGTCCTGACCTCGTCCTTGTGGAACAAGGACCTCCTAGAACGTCCCTCGCTCTCCCACCTCCTCTTCCCCCAAGGGAAGCGCCACCGCCATCTCTCCCCGACTCTAACTCCACAGCCCTGGCGACTAGTGCACAAACTCCCACGGTGAGAAAAACAATTGTTACCCTAAACACTCCGCCTCCCACCACAGGCGACAGACTTTTTGATCTTGTGCAGGGGGCCTTCCTAACCTTAAATGCTACCAACCCAGGGGCCACTGAGTCTTGCTGGCTTTGTTTGGCCATGGGCCCCCCTTATTATGAAGCAATAGCCTCATCAGGAGAGGTCGCCTACTCCACCGACCTTGACCGGTGCCGCTGGGGGACCCAAGGAAAGCTCACCCTCACTGAGGTCTCAGGACACGGGTTGTGCATAGGAAAGGTGCCCTTTACCCATCAGCATCTCTGCAATCAGACCCTATCCATCAATTCCTCCGGAGACCATCAGTATCTGCTCCCCTCCAACCATAGCTGGTGGGCTTGCAGCACTGGCCTCACCCCTTGCCTCTCCACCTCAGTTTTTAATCAGACTAGAGATTTCTGTATCCAGGTCCAGCTGATTCCTCGCATCTATTACTATCCTGAAGAAGTTTTGTTACAGGCCTATGACAATTCTCACCCCAGGACTAAAAGAGAGGCTGTCTCACTTACCCTAGCTGTTTTACTGGGGTTGGGAATCACGGCGGGAATAGGTACTGGTTCAACTGCCTTAATTAAAGGACCTATAGACCTCCAGCAAGGCCTGACAAGCCTCCAGATCGCCATAGATGCTGACCTCCGGGCCCTCCAAGACTCAGTCAGCAAGTTAGAGGACTCACTGACTTCCCTGTCCGAGGTAGTGCTCCAAAATAGGAGAGGCCTTGACTTGCTGTTTCTAAAAGAAGGTGGCCTCTGTGCGGCCCTAAAGGAAGAGTGCTGTTTTTACATAGACCACTCAGGTGCAGTACGGGACTCCATGAAAAAACTCAAAGAAAAACTGGATAAAAGACAGTTAGAGCGCCAGAAAAGCCAAAACTGGTATGAAGGATGGTTCAATAACTCCCCTTGGTTCACTACCCTGCTATCAACCATCGCTGGGCCCCTATTACTCCTCCTTCTGTTGCTCATCCTCGGGCCATGCATCATCAATAAGTTAGTTCAATTCATCAATGATAGGATAAGTGCATGTTAAAATTCTGGTCCTTAGACAAAATATCAGGCCCTAGAGAACGAAGGTAACCTTTAATTTTGCTCTAAGATTAGAGCTATTCACAAGAGAAATGGGGGAATGAAAGAAGTGTTTTTTTTTAGCCAACTGCAGTAACGCCATTTTGCTAGGCACACCTAAAGGATAGGAAAAATACAGCTAAGAACAGGGCCAAACAGGATATCTGTGGTCATGCACCTGGGCCCCGGCCCAGGCCAAGGACAGAGGGTTCCCAGAAATAGATGAGTCAACAGCAGTTTCCAGCAAGGACAGAGGGTTCCCAGAAATAGATGAGTCAACAGCAGTTTCCAGGGTGCCCCTCAACCGTTTCAAGGACTCCCATGACCGGGAATTCACCCCTGGCCTTATTTGAACTAACCAATTACCTTGCCTCTCGCTTCTGTACCCGCGCTTTTTGCTATAAAATAAGCTCAGAAACTCCACCCGGAGCGCCAGTCCTTAGAGAGACTGAGCCGCCCGGGTACCCGTGTGTCCAATAAAACCTCTTGCTGATTGCA